GAAAGAAACCCAGCCGGATGCTGGGCTTCCAACCAAAACTTATTGTAATAGGAGGACGTAAAGTTGGACATGAAGGTGCGGATGCTCAAGCGCGGCATGAAGGGCGCGGACGTGAAGACGCTGCAAGCGGCGCTGATCGCCTACGGGTTCTCCTGCGGCTCTGCCGGTGCGGACGGCGACTTCGGCGGCGGCACGGAAGCGGCGCTGAAGAAGTTCCAGACCAAGTACGGCCTCGGCGCTGACGGTATCGCTGGAAAGGGAACTTGGGGCAAGCTGCTGGGGGAGTAAGGAGGTGCGGCATGACAGTAACGGGAACGATCTCCAAGGCGGATGAGCTGCGGATGAATACCATCAGCGACGAGCAAAAGGCGGCGTGGGTGATGGGACTGGATAAGGAGATCGCAGAACGGATATGCACAGAATCTCGCGTACACGATTGGCCCACGGGGGACGGGGAGCTTCTGCTCCCTCCCCCCTATGACCGGGTATATGTGCTGTATCTGTGCAGCCAAATTGACTACTACAACAACGAAACAGCGCTGTACGGCAACGACAAAGCCGTGTATGACGAGGCGCTGGGTGAGGCGCTGGCGTGGTGGCGGCGGAACAACTGCCCTGCGTATGGCGGAAGTGTGCAGGTGATGTGATGCGAATGCCGGAATTGCCGTATGATCTGCGGCCAAACAAAGTGGATATTGTACAGATGCGCGGCATCAACTGGTCAGATGCGCTGAAAGACGGCGATTTACGGGATAGCCTGAATGTGTCTGCCAGACGGTGGCCCTATATTACCACGCGAAAAGGCCGCGTGAAAAAAGACCCCTATAAGAACGCCACGGCAATGACGGCATGGGGGAAACTGGTCGTGGTACAGGGGACATCTCTGCTGTATGATGGGAAAAAGATCGGGACAGTGACAGCAGGGCAAAAGCAGTTCGCCGTGATCAACACGAAGATGGTGATATGGCCGGACAAGGTGTATCTGGATATTAACTCCAAAAAAATAAAGCCGCTGGCGGCGACGGTGACGGGAAGCAAAGCCAAGTTTACGAAGAATAAGATGACGGTAAGCGGGTGGACGGACCTGACAACGCTTTTCAAGGCGGGCGACGGCGTTACGCTATCCGGCTGTGTGACCCAGAGCGCGAACAACAAGGATTTTGTGATCAAAGCCGTCACTGCCAAGGAAATCACCGTGGCGGACAATACCTTTACAGAGGCGACGGAAACCAGCACAAGCATCAAGATAGAGCGAAAAATCCCGGATCTTGATTTTATCTGCGAAAGCGAAAACCGGTTATGGGGGTGCAACAGTACAACACAGACACTGTACGCCAGTGCGCTGGGAGACCCCACCAACTTTTATGTGTACGAAGGACTTTCAACGGATTCCTACACGCTGGCAGTCGGCACGGATGGAAAATTTACAGGGTGCTGCAAGCTCAGCTCTTCCGTGTTGTTTTGGAAGGAAACAAAACTGCACAAGATGCTGGGCGGCTATCCGGCAGAATATTCCATGTACACTTACGAGCTGGAAGGTCTGCAAGATGGGTGTCACAAGAGCCAGCAGGTCATTAACGACACGCTGTTTTACAAAGGACCTCACGGGGTGTACGCCTATTCCGGCGGTACGCCCACGCTGATCAGCGAGAATTTCGGCGAGAAAGTTTTTTCGGACGCGGTGGCAGGAAACGACGGAGACAGATATTACCTGAGCGTAAAAGACGGTGACACAAGCCGCCTGATGGTGTACGAGACCAAAACAGGCATTTGGGTGCTGGAGGATGAGACAAAGGCGGTAGATTTTGCGCGGCTTGGTCGGCAGCTTTATATGCTGGACGACAGCGGAAACATTTATCTGCTGGATGGAGAGGAAACGCCGCAGACGCAGATGTGGATGGTGCAATTTGCGCCGATGTATGAAACGCTGAACGGGAAAAAAGCGTATTCACGGATGCTGATTCGGGTGGAATTGCCGGTGGGAAGCTATGTGATCGTCAACATGCGCTGCGATGGAAAGCCGTGGAAGGAGTGCGGAAGACTGATCGGACGCGAGGTCAATGTGACGCGGATGCGGTTTGCTGCAAACCGTTGCGATAAATTTGAGCTTCGGTTGGAGGGAAAAGGCCCGTGCGCGGTTCTCGGTATATCCAGAGAATTTATTTTGGGGAGTGATGTGACGTGATCGTATTTCCGGAGAGCCTAAACGCTATACCAAAAACAGACCCTGAGACTGCGTTCCAAATCATCGAGGACTATATCAGGTATATGTGTCAGCGGACAGATTGGGCCATCAGTAATGTTGGCAAAACAGTCAGTGCGGCAGGCGTTTCCAGTGCCGAGATTTACATTTTGCTGACTGCGCTTCAAAACACAGTGTCCGCATTGCAGAGCACAGTGAACAGCCACAGTGCCAGCATATCTGCACTGCTGCAAAGCGTTACGACACTGAGCAATGACCAAACTGCGCTGGCTGGCCGCGTGACGGCGCTGGAGCAGCGCGTGACGGCACTGGAAAACAACAACACGGAGGGCACATAATGGATATCAGAAAAAAATACGACGATATTGGGAAGAAAAAGACCACACTGCCGTCTTTGGCAAATGCCATTGAGAAATCTTGGGGGATCGGCTCCTACAACATTGGCAACATCAACGGCTCCCGGAGCACCATAACGCCCACGCCAAGCATTGCAGGGGCTGTTTCCGGTGCGGCACCTCGGAACTATTCAACCACGGGACCGACCGCAGCGGTAACTGGGGCGATTACCGGCGCTATTCCGCGAACACCGAGCGGGCTTTCCCCGGATGCTGTTCTTGCCGGGGCGATCCGTGGCGGCGCAGGCATTTCCTTCTTGCCGACGGATACCGGCAGAGGCGGGGCATCCAGCGGCGGATCTTACGGATCGAATCAGCAGGTAACCCTCCCCGCCAGCATTGACGAGCTGCCCACCTACAACAGCGAGTACATGGACACGCTGAATGAGTTGGCCAAACAGCTGATCAGCATGAACTATGATGACTGGACAAAGGGAAGTCAGTATCAGGCATTGGCTGACCGGTACGGAAATAACGGGCGGATGAGCATGCAGGACGTTCTTGGTCAGGTGGCCAGCCGCACCGGCGGCCTTGCATCCAGCTATGCCACCACGGCGGCGCAGCAGCAGTACAACCAGTACATGGCACAGCTGGAGGAGGTAGCACGGCAGATGTACTCGCAGGATCGAAGCGATTTGCTGGACAACGCCAACCTGTACCGCAATCTGGCCAACGACGAATATGACCGGTACAGGGACAGCTTGGCTGATTATAACGCGCAGAAGGCAGCAGCGCAGGCAGCGGCAAGGTCGTCAGCGCAGACGAAGAACAATTCTGCGGATTATCAATTTGATTTTACCGCAGGGACCGGGCCGCGCATCGAAAATTCCGGCAACAAGGTAAAGGCGACAGGCAGCGGCGTTGCTTCTTTCAGCGACATACAGAGAACAATAAGTGGGCGGCTGTATGCCGGGGATGCCGAGGGAGCGGCGCAGTTGGTAGAATCTGTGTGGGATGATCTTAGCCCGAAACAAAAACAGGATATTAAGAAAATGGGCTTTAACGTTTCTGATTAGGAGGCCGTATGAAGGTAACTTACGTTGGGAATACCGAACGAAACGGGAAAAAGCGAAAAGTAACATATACCGGAACGCTTGGCCCCTCTGCAGCGCAGGAAAAGCGCGGCCCAAAGGCCACATATGTCGGTGTTGATACGAGCAAAGGCTCCTCTGACGGCGTTGCATGGCATACGGACAAGGCTTCAATGCAGGCCAACAAGGAATATTTCAGCTCCAAAAAGCAAAACGACTACAATATTTCCGCCCTTGGCGCGGGGAATTATGGTGCGGACAAGCAGGCCAACGAGGGGTACAACTATGGAAAGGGCCTGCTGAAAGCGGGAGGCATGGGTCTTTCGGCTATCGCACGAGATGTGACCACGCCGCTGGCCTTTGGAGAGCGCACGGTGGCCAAGGGCTGGAACGCGCTGTTTGGCAATATCGCACCGATGAACGAGCGCGGTTTTTTCAACGCATGGGACGAAAATATTGCCCTCGAACAGGAGGGGCTGCAGCAGAAGTACGCGGAAAACACCGCCAAGGGTGGCCAGTATGCGGAGAAGGGGGAGAATCTGTTGGCGTCTGCGGTGGAGGCGCTGCCCTCGCTGGCCATCGCCTTCGCCTCCGGCGGCACCAGCGCGGCGGCAAAGGCGGGTACCTTGGCAGCGCAGACGGCGGGCAAGAGTTCCCCGGCGCTGGTGCAGACGCTGAAGAATGTGGCGGCGGCACGGGCCAAAGACCCCAACTATCTCTCCAGCGCGGCGCAGATCTTTTCTCACAGCTACAACGACGCAAAGGAGGAGGGAGTGGACGACAAGCGGGCCGCGCTGTACGCCATCGGGAACGCGCTGCTGGGGTCGGAAATCGAGATCAGCGGCGGTATCCAAAACCTGCCAGGAAAGGTGGCGAACCAGGCGGCGTGGCGGACGCTGGTGAACACCATGCTGGACGAAGGCAAGGAGGAGGTGCTGCAAGGCATCATCGACCGAACACTGCAAAATGCAGTATATGATGCCGATAATCCGTATTTTGGCGTAAACGAAAACGCGATTTTTGATCCGGGAACCGCTGCCGAAGAGTTTGCCGGCGGCGCGATCGTCGGTGGATTGCTGTCCGGCGGCACAATGGGCGTGAATGCCCTTGGCAACCGTGTGGCGTATGGCGCGGCAAAAGCGCAGTACAACCGAGATGTGCAGCAGAACACCGCGCCGGAGATGAACGCAAAGTCTGCGGAGGCGGTGGAGGCTGTGACGCGGGGCGAGACCATCACCGGCAATCAGGCGGCGGCTATCGCCCGTGACCCGGTGGCGGTGGAGGTGCTGGAGCAGCGCACCGGCGTGAAGCTGGACACGGACAAACCGATCAGTCAGGTAAAACGGGACATTGCGGGGCTTGCAAGCCGCGAGGTGACGCAGGAAACGCAGAGGGCTACACCTCCCTCCCCTGCTGCGCAGAAACGCGCAGAGAAGCGCGTAGGCGGCTTTTTGGAAAACGGGCAAAAGGCGTATCAGGAAATGAGCCGGACGGCAGAGGACGCACCTTCCCTGTATGCAGGATTTTCCAGCGTGTACAACGCGGGACTGAACGGCATCGAAGCGGACAAGGCCAAGGGCAAGTACGCGGCGATGCTGACGCCGGAGCAGCGGTACGCGGCGTACAATGCTGGGCTGGAGGACGCACGGGCGCAAGTGGCACGGGAGAACGCGGAGGTAGCGTCCGTGACAACCACGGCGGGTGCCGGTCTGGCGGACAACGAGTACAGCCGGTATCTGATCGCAGCAAAGAAGGACACCGCCGCCACGCTGAACACATGGGGCAAGAAGCTGGGCGTCCGGATCGAGATCGTGGATCAGGTGCTGGGCGGCAGAGCCAACGGCCAGTACATCAAGGAGCAGAATCTCATCCAAATCGCCGCTGACAGCGGCAAGCCGCTTTTGAACGTGACCGCACATGAGATCACCCACCGAATGCAGGACTTGTCCCCCTCTGAATACCGAAAGTTCCGGCAGGCGGCGGTGGAGTACAAGATGCGGGAAAACGGTGCGGACACAGAGGCGGAGATCGTGGAGCGGTACATGGAGACGGCGGAGCAAGAGGGCGTGACGCTGACGCGTGACGAGGTGATGGACGAGCTTGCGGCGGACTTCGCCGGTGATATGCTGGACGACGCAGACCTGTTTGCCAAGTTCGCCAAGGAAAACCGGACGGCGGCACAGAAGCTGCTGGACAGCCTGAAGGAGTTTCTCAACAAGGTCAGGGGTCTGTTCACCGGCAAATACCGCGACATGGCGGCGCAGGAGGCATACGGCAAGGACTTTGCCGAGCTGGAGGACATTGCAAAGCAATGGCAGACGGCCTTTGACGCGGCGGAACAACGTGTTATAATGAAAACAGAAAGCACTTTTACGGAGGGAACAGAGTATGAGCGAAAAGGACGAGCTGGTAAAGAAGCTTATGGACGCGGCGAAGGAGAAGGGAGAACAACCGGACGAGGAGAAGATCAAACAGTTCGCGGAGAGTTTTCTCCTTCTTCTGAACGATACGGAGAAGTAAGTGCGGATTTTGGAGAAAAACCTTATCGCGCGTGGGTGAACGGCAATACCGTTACACCTGCTCCCGGAACAGTGTCTTATGACGCACAGGAGACGGCAGTTGCGTTCCGCGTTCCCAGTTTTGTTGTTTCTGATGCTGCGTGGGTAAAAGAACGAGGCGCAAATGCGTCCCCGGCTTTTTCTGTACATGGTCAAATCTTTTTCAGGGAAACCGCCCCTGAACGAAACAGGGGCATGCTGGCCCCGCATGAGATCATGCACGTCATGAGACAGGTGAATTTTGAACCGTACATCGAGTTTATTGAGCACACACCCGACCTGCTTAATTTCAGTGACACTGTTACGCAGATACTTTTGGAACAAGTAGCAGATCATCAGGGTGCGACGCTTGAAACGGCAGACCCGGCCAGACTGTATGATGAATTTAATGCCACCGTGTATGGGCATATTGCAACCAAACAAACGGAACTGTTTACAGATGGTGTTGGGAAAAACGTGTTTCACGATTTCCATGCGTATGTGCAAGAAATCAATTCCATCTATGAACAGTTCAAAGGTCGGGGCGAGAATGTCAAGCCGCAGTTTTCACTGAAAGCGCCTGTGGAGGAGACAAAAAACCTGCTGGCGCTGCATAACCTGACGGAGAAAAATCTGCTGGACGCTGCAAAACTGGGTGGACTGCCTATGCCGAGTATTGCCATCGTAAAGGCAGACGAAGGTCACGGCGAGTACGGCGACATTTCGTTTGTGTTCAGCAAGGATACCATTGACCCGCAGCTGTTCCGCAGCAACAAGGTGTACGGTTACGACGCATGGACACCTACTGCCCCGCGAATTGAGTACGAGGTAAATGAGAAATCCGCCAAAAAAATCCACGACCTGTTTTACCGCATGGAGCGGGCGAAAGGCAGGAGCTTTGCAGACCCCTTATATTCCGCGGCAAACACGCTGGAGGATGAGCTGAACCGGAAGGGCGGCGTAGATAAAGTTGTCGGGGCTATGCGCGATGATCCGCGCGTGATGAACATTTACCTCGAAGACACTGGGCGCGGTGCCGTGGAGAATGTAATAAAGCGCGAAGTCACACGCATGGACGACAACCAGCAGGAAATGGCATCGTTCTTGATCCGTGAGTTGGGAGACGGCGTTGTAAGTGATTTCCGCGCAAAGGGCGGCGAGTCGCCTATTGCGGCAAGAAAACTGTGGTACAAGGAACACGGCGAAGCGCTGAATGCCGCGCTGCAAAAATACTACGAAAAGCTGGGGCTTCCTGCAAAGGATGCGGCTGATGTGGTAAATGCAGAAACCGTTGCGGCAAAGACGCGGTATATGTTGGATACGCGGAAATATCTGACCGGTAACACGGAGACTGTGACGGAAGAAGTGGACAGGGATGCCACCAACAAAGCTATCCGCGACAAGGTAAATCAGAAGGAGTACGAGCAATGGCTGGAGGATCTGTTTGACGGTGTTGTAAAAAGCGAGGGCATTTACAACGGAAAGGATTACTATACATCCTCCGGCAATCGCAGAAGTTTTTCGGCAACGCACTATGAGATCACGCTGGAAAACATTGTTAAAGCAATGAAGCAAGGCGATCAGAAGGGCGCGAATACATTTTTTGGCGGTCAGGCAATTTGGGGTGTTGCGTCAAAGGATTACGGCTCTATTGCTGACATCAAAAGAGATTCCGGGCGTTTGCAGAAAATGACCGAAGAAGAATACAGTGCTATCCGGCAGAAGTATTCTGAACGCCTTGCGGAGTTGACCAACGAGATTAAGGATCCTGCAGCAAGGAATGAGTTTATCGCATCAGACGATGCGGCGTCGGCTATTGTAGAGACGCTGCGAACAAAACGGACTGTGGCGGGAATTGATAAAGAGCTGCGGACATACCCCACGCTGCAAATTAAACCGGACACAGCGGAAAAAGTGCTGCAGCTGTATGAAGACATTTCCAATATGCCGACGGGGTATTTTGAGGCGAAGCCACAGAGAGCCGTTGGATTTGATGAGGTGTTGGCGGCGGTCATCCCTAACGATGCCAGCGCAGAGGTAAAGGTAGCGTTGGAAAACGCCGGTGTTAGGATGATCGAATACGCAAGCGGCGATGAAAAAGCCCGACTGGATGCCGTCAACAGCGTGGAAAATGCGAGGTTTTCTCTGAAAGCCACGGCGGAGGTGGAGCGCGAGGCGCGGGAACTCAAAAAGGAGCGAAACGCGCTGGCCAAGCAGAACGAGGCGCTGAAGCAGCGGGTACAAGAGCTGAAAGGCGAAATGCGCATCAGCAAGGAACCGTCCGTGGTGCTGCGGGACGTGAAAAAGCTGGGGCAGAATCTCATCCGCGAGTACGGCAGCGATGTGAAATACGCGGACGTGCAGAGCGAGATGGACGCGCTTGCCAAAGCTGTGATGAAGCGGGACGTGACGATGGTGGATCTGATGCCACACGCCAAGGCCGTGGCGGAGGCCATTGTGGACAACACCTCTGAGCTGACGGAGTACGGCGCGGAGCTGCTGGAAATTCGGGACTATTTGAAGCGGCAGACCATCCAGTTCGGCGGGGACATGGCAAACTACGGCGATTTTCGAAAGAGCCACATGGGAACGCTGAAACTGAACAAGTCCAATGGCACGTCTGTGGATACCGTGTATGGCGAGCTGACGGAGATGTTCGGCGAGGGCTATTTCCCCGGCGACGTGTATACGGAGGCGGACAAACTGCTGCAAATCGGGGATGTGCTGGATGGCCTTGACAGCGTTTACCACAATCCCTTTGAGGGATACAGGGATGCGGCGGTGCAGGAGATCGCCAATCAGCTGATCGACGGCATGATTTCCGATCAGGTGCGGCAGAAGAAAACGTATGCAGACAGGCGTGCGCTGGAGAAGCAGGAGGCCGTCGGTCGTGTGCGTGAGATGCTGTCCCGCGAGCGGCAGAAGCGCCGGGACGACGTAAACGCGCTGCGGAAAAAGTACAACGAGAAGACCAAGAAGGGCAGCGAAAGACGAAAAGCAACGGCGATGCGGGCGCGGATCGCACGGCACACCGGCGCAATCTCCCGCAAACTGGTGAATCCCACGGACAAGCAGCACATTCCGGAGGAGCTGCGCGTAGTGGTGGCGGCCCTGCTGCGGAATATTAACCTGGAGAGCGCGAACAGCTACGACGAAAATGGGCGGCTGCGGAAAAACGCGGACGGCGACCCCACCAGAAGGACGCTGGAGGCAGACCGGCTCAAGCAGATCTATGATGATATTCTGGACAACGAGGGGAATATGGTGGTAGACCCGGCGCTGACGGAAAGCGGCGGTCTGCTGGATTCTCTGTCCGCGCTGGGCGGCAAGCGCATTGCTGACATGAATGTGACGGAGCTGGAGACCGTGTGGAACACGGTGCGTGCTATCGAGACCACGCTGACCAGCTACGACCGGACGCTTGCCAATCAGAAGTACGCACGGACCAGCGAGTGGGCGGAAAGCCTTATGATGGGCAGCATGAGCCGGAAGCGGAGAAACCGGAAAATTTCGCTGGACATGGCAGATCCGTATACGTTCTTCTCCGCCTACGGCGACGGCGGCATGCAGGTATACCGAACGCTGCGGAACGCGCAGGACCGAGAGCACGTGATGCTGATGGATCTGCGGAATGCGGCGAAAAAATTTCTGGATGCGGACGTGTATAAAAACCGGTTTGAACGACACACCTTCACCACCGGCAGGGGCGTGGAGCTGACGCTGACCAGCGACCAGATCATGAACCTGTACAATCTGGCGCGGCGCGGCGAACAGGCCATGCACCATCTGACGGTGGGCGGCATTGTGCAGCCGGAAATCAAGCGGAACGGTAAGCTGAAGGCGATCCCGCGCGGGAACGACAACATTCTGCTGACGGAGGAGGACATCAAGGCCATCACCTCCGTGCTGACGCCTGAGCAGATCAAAGTGGCAAACGGTCTGCAAAAACTGGCAAGCACAAAACTGGCGGAGTGGGGCAACGAGGCCAGTATGCAGGTCTACGGCTACCGTAAGTTCAAGGAGGAGAATTACTGGCCCATCAAGGCTGCAAAGGATGCGGTGGCCTCCAGCGTGGAGAAGGACGCGGACAACGCACGGTCGATCAAGAACATGGGCAGTGCAAAGGCCCTGACCCCCAATGCCAGCAATGCGCTGGACATCGGCGGCGCGTATGACGTGTTTACGCAGAACGCCAGCGATATGATCAAGTATGCCACACTGTTGGCTCCAATGGAGGACATCAACCGTCTGTACAACTACCGGTACAGGGACAGCATGGGCAACCTGACCGGGAAGAATGTGCGGCAGGTCCTGTCCGGCGTGTACGGCGACGCGGCCCAGAGCTATTGGCGGAACCTGATGCGGGATGTGCAGAACGGCATGGTAAAAAGCGCCAGCTCTACCACAAGGACCGTGGAACGCATCGTGGGCAATACGAAAGGCGCAGCGGTTGGCGCGAACCTGCGCGTGGTCATCCAGCAGCCCACGGCGTACTTCCGGGCGGCAGTGGTGCTGGAACCGGAAAACATGGTGAAGGGACTGGGCAACGGCGTGACCAAAGGCAACGGATGGGACAAGGCCCGGAAGTGGGCGCCCATTGCGGGCATTAAGGACACGTCCGGCTTTGACCAGGGCAGCCGGTACACCATCGCACGGGAGGTATACGGCACGGACGGCAGCTTTATGGAGTGGCTGAGCGACAAGAGTATGTCACTGGCCGGGAAAGCCGATGCGATGACGTGGGGCAAGATCTGGAACGCCTGCGAATGGCAGGTGGCGGCGGACACAAGTCTGGAGGTTGGCAGCGATGCCTACTATCAGCAGGTGGCGGAGGTGTTCACGGATGTGATCGACCAGACGCAGGTGGTGGACGGCATCATGCAGCGGACGCAGATCATGCGGGACAGCGACGCGCTGACGCGGCAGGCCACGTCCTTTATGGGTGAGCCGCTGAAAAGCCTGAATATCCTGATGCGATCCTACGACGCATGGGTGTATGAAACAAACCCGCAGAAGCGCAGCAAGGCGCTGAAGCAGCTGAAGCGGGCCGTGGGCGCCCTGCTGGTGACGGACGTGGTGAACGCACTGGCACAGTCCATCGTGGACGGCCTGCGGGACGACGACAAGGACAAGAAATACTGGGAGCGCGTTCTGGAAGCCTTTACCGGCATTACAGGGGAGGAGAAGGACTTTGGCGAGGCTGTCAAGAACATCACGCTGCAGGGCAATGTGAAGGGCAATATCACGCTGGTGGGCCGTATCCCCTACGCCAAAGACATTATCTCCATTTTGCAGGGCTACACCGTAGACCGCATGGATGCCGGCGCGGTGGACGACATCGTAAGGGCCACCAAGTCCATGATCTCCAGCGCCAACGGACAGGGCAAAAAAACGGCGGCGTACAACGTCAAGCAGTTTTTGACCGTGGTCAGCAAGATCTTCGGCGTCAGCGTGGCGAACCTGGGCCGGGATACCTGGGCCATTGCCAGAAGTATTGCCAGCGAGACTGGGAATGTGCGGCTGATGTTTGAGATGGAAAAGGCCATCTACCGCATGGACAAGAGCGCCGGGAACCGGAAAACGTGGTGCGAGCTGCTGTACCGGGCGCAGAAAGACAGGGACACCGAAACGGCGCGTCTGATCTACAGGGAGATGCTGGCGCACGGCTATGAGGAGACGGACGTGCGGCAGGGCGTGGAGGCCATTATGAAGCAGGAGCAGGGCGTAAACTCTGTGAAAGAACTGAGAAACCGGTGGATGGCACCGTAAAACAAAGAAAGGAGCAACGGGCGATAGGCGCAACCATCCTATGGCACCATCCCGCCGCAAGGCGGTCCGCAGGCCTGCGTAAGCAGGATGAACCAGCAGCACAGGGAAATCCGCGCCATGCTGAAGTGCATGGCACCCAAGAGGGCTATCGCATGGATCCAATCTTTTGAGTTACCACAAGAGGAAGCCCAGTGTATCGCGGAATGCGACGTGCGGGGACGAAGCTGCGTGGAGCAGGCGTTCCGTATGAACGTATCGGTTGACGGCGTAAAGCGCCGCCGCCGTACCGCATACAAAAAAATGGCCGACGGCCTGAGAGCAGAAAAAAGACACACCGAGTAGGTGTGTCTTTTTTTCTTTCCTGCTGCACATGGAACGCAGGAAAGGAATCAAGGTATTTTTATTGTAATGCGCACAAGTGGGAAACGCAAGAAAAATCGTTCGACAAAAAACGACACGCACTTTTTCGCCCTTTTATTGACGCTTTCTCCGGCGATATCTGCCGTATGCTGGCGGTAAAGAGAGGTGGTCGTGATGTTCGTATGGTATAACCCGAATCCCTCCGGCAAGAACGTGGGAGACTGTCCTGTTCGCGCGATCTGCCGCGCCACGGGGCAGGGCTGGCATGAGACGTATGTGCAGCTTTGTATGCAGGGGCTGGCACTTGCGGATATGCCCAGCGCCAACACCGTGTGGGGCGCGTATCTCAAGAAGCTGGGCTTTACACGGCATATTATCCCGGATGACTGTTCGGACAGCTATTCCGTGAGTGATTTTGCAATGGATCACCCGCGTGGTACATATCTGCTGGCGCTGGTGTCCCATGTGGTGTGCGTGATAGACGGAGACTGGCACGACACATGGGATTCCGGAGCCGAAACACCCTTGTATTACTGGGAAAGGACGGATGAAGCATGAACTATCCATACTACGGAAACCCCTATATGTCGCCGATGCAGGACAACCTCGCCCAGCTGAGGCAGCAGCAGATGCAGGCCATACCGCCGATGCCGCAAAATCCTCTGCCGCAGAGCGGCGTGCAGTGGGTATCCGGCGAACAGGAGGCAAGAAGCTGGATGGTCGCGCCCAATGCGGCAGTTGCGCTGTGGGATTCGACGGCTCCCACGGTGTATCTGAAACAGGCCGATGCAAGCGGCAAGCCGACGCTCAAGGTGTATGACCTTGTGGAACGGCTTGCAAGCGCTCCTGATACGCAGAAAGCGCCCACTGCGGAATATGTCACCCGTAAGGAGTTTGACGCGCTGGCGGAGCTTGTGAGCGAAATGAAGGGCAAGAAGCGCAAGGAGGAAAAGAGCGATGAATAATCCGTTTTTCGGTGCAATGGGCGGCGGCAACGGCTTTATGCAGATGGTGCAGCAGTTCAAACAGTTCAAGGAGAATTTCCAGGGCGACCCCAAGGCAGAGGTAGAGAAACTGCTGCAAAGCGGCAAGCTCACGCAGCAGCAGTTGAACCAGCTCCAGCAGATGGCGAAGCAATTTCAAAGTCTGATGGAATAAGCAAAGTCTAAGCAAAAACACAAGACAAAACATAACTTGTTTCTTGATCGTGGCCGCGATTCAGATAAATTACATCAATAAAAAGGAGTGATACTATGTCTCTTTCCGAGGGTATGCCCACCATGACCATGCCTGTGGCCCCTGCCAATGGCAGCGGTAACGGCTTTGGCTTTGGCGGTGACGGCGCGTGGTTCCTCATCATCCTGTTCCTGTTTGCGTTCTGCGGCTGGGGCGGCAACGGCTGGGGCAACAACGCTGGCAATTCCGGCGGCGTGGTGGACGGCTATGTGCTGGCCTCCGACTTCTCCAACATCGAGCGCAAGATGGATCTCATCAACGGCGGGCTGTGCGACGGCTTCTATGCCGTGAACAACACGCTGTTGACCGGCTTCGGCAATGCCGAGCTGTCCCGCGCCAACCAGCAGGCGGCGCTGATGCAGCAGCTCAGCGCTATGCAGATGCAGGCGGCAAACTGCTGCTGCGAGAACAGAGCCGCCGTTGCGCAGGTGCGCTATGACATGGCGACGCAGGCGTGTGACACGCGGAACACCGTGCAGAACGCCACCCGCGACATCGTGGAGAACCAGAACGCCAATAGCCGCGCCATCCTGGACTTCCTGACCAACTCCAAGATGCGCGATCTGGAGAGCGCAAATCAGGAGCTGCGTCTGGTCGCGTCTCAGGCTGCGCAGAACAACTACCTGATCTCCCAGCTGCGTCCTACGCCCATTCCGGCGTATGCATCCTGCAACCCGTGGGCTGGCAGCTACACCGGCTGCTCCGGCTGCTCCGGCTGCTGACAACTGCATAGGAATCTATTTCCAAAACGGAAATTGTTCAGCTCCGGGCTGATATTGAAAGGCGGCGGGGCAATAGCTCCGCCGTCTGCATTTTGAAAGGAGTGAGTATTTTGGCTGAATACGTAAATACCAACATTGTTACCGTACCTGCCGGACAGAATGTGCCTCTGACGGAAACTGCCGTTGCGGGCAAGTCCTGCATCGTACACCGCGAGGGCAGCGGGCAGGTGTTCCTGCGCGGCCTGACAAACCAGTGTAAGGCACGGTTTCGCGTGTCCTTCGGCGGAAACATTGCCATCCCCACAGGCGGCACGGTGGGTGCAATCTCCGCCGCGCTGGCTATCAACGGAGAGCCGCTGACCAGCGCCGTGGCGACAGTGACGCCCGCCGCCGTGGAGAACTATTTCAACATCTATGTCGCTGCCAACGTGGACGTGCCGAAGGGCTGCTGCGTAACGGTGGCGATGGAGAACACCAGCGCTCAGGCGATCAGCTTTGCCAATAGCAACATGATCGTGGAGCGCGTCTGCTGAAAGGAGGGGCAACATGAACATGAAGGAGCTTTTCGGTATCCGGGAGATGCTGTGTGAGGAGCTGTCTGAGTTTTCCGGCCAGCGGGAGCTGAGCGCTGCTGACCTGGACGCCATCCACAAGCTGGCATCGTCCATCAAGAACATTGACAAAATCGCCATGTTTGAAAGCGGCGACTACAGCCGCGATGATGGGTATTCCCGCGATGACGGCTATTCCCGCGACTGGTCTTCCGGGCGCACCGCCTACAACAGAGGCAGCTCGTATCGGCGCAAGAGGGATTCTATGGGCCGGTACAGCCGCGATGAGGGCAAGGCAAAGGATCTGATCGAGCGCATGATGCAGGACACCGACGATCCCAACGTAAAGGAAGCGCTGCGGCAGGCAATGCACGTTGTTGAGAACGGGTAACGTTGCTTACACGTTACTTACAAACGTGTTTTGGAGAAAATAAGAAAATCCCTGTAACCGTTGTGGTTACAGGGATTTTTGTGGTGGAGACTGCTGGACTCGAACCAGTGACCTCCTGCGTGTGAAATATGGACAACTGAATTTTACAACGTTTGTGTGTGTTTTTCGCGGCGTTTTGATAATGTTTCATGGAAAACAAAAACATAAATCCGTGTTAAGCGGTTTTAGGTTTTTTCGGTTACTTACAAATTACTTGCAGATTCAACGGCGGAGATGAGCTTTTCCGCGTCTGCATGGATGTAAATATCCGCCGTGGTGGAGAAGCTTGCGTGACCGATGATCTTCTGCAAAATCTCCTGCTGGATTCCTGCATTTCTTGCCCACGTTGCGTAAGTGTGGCGCGTGGCGTGGGGCGTGTGCTTTGGGATACCGAGCTTTTTCAGCAGGGGGTAAAAATCACGAGTGCGGTAATTGGCGGGGATGCGCTGCCCATCGTAGCCGGAAATGAGCAGGTCGCCGGTGGCGCGGGAGGCGAAGTATGCAAAATACTTCCTCCCCTCCGGGCGGATGGGAATGACGCGGTCTCTACCTGCCTTTGTCTTTTCGCCGCCGATCACATACGATTCATGGTAGTCTTTCAGCGGCAGAGAGAACAATTCACCGATGCGCATACCGGTGTAAATCATCATAAGGGCGATTTTGGCGGCGTCGGAGCCGTCTTTTTCCAATAGCGCGATTTCGTCATCTGTAAAGATGGCTTTTTCTTTTTTTACCTGCTGGGGCAGCTTGACATATTTGGCAAAGTCGGTGGTGGCGATCTCCTCACGGACGGCCCAGCGGGCCATCTGAGTCATGAGATGCTTGTATTTGGACAGCGTGGAGTTGGACTTTGCCATGTTGCTGTCGATGATGGCTTGAAAGTCCTTTGTGCGCAGGTCGCGGAATTTCTTATTGTGCAGCGGCGCACATACGGCGTAGGCTCTGTCATAGGATTCCACGCCCTTCTCCCCTATCTCCCGATAGTGTTCGGCTTTCCATTCTGTAAACACTTCGGAAAAGGTCATATTGAACTTTTCCTCCAGCGGACGGCCTGCCAGCCGATCCAGTGCGGCCAGCGCATCCGTCTTCCGCTCGTAGTACCCAATATACACGCCGTCTTTTGCGGCGACCCAAGGCCGGGACCGCCGCCCACCCAGCTTATACACCGTGCCGGACCCGTTGGGGCGTTTCAGCGCCTTACGAGAGGCCGTGACCTGCTTTTTCCCGCAGATATGGCAATAAACGGCATTCGGGACCAGTTGGACGCCGCATTTAATACAAGTAGACATAGAGACACCTCACAAAGAAGAAACAAGAATCTTGTAAATCTTGACGATTGAAAACAAGAGGCTTGTCATGTACAATGGCAGCAAACAAACAGAACAAATGTTTTATTCCCGAAACAGCCCCATGTTGGGGTCCAGCATATCAATGGTAATGCCGTATGCCAGGGTGATGGCAAGCAGGATCATCAGGCCGAGGATCAGATAATTCTTGTGGCGTATGGCTCTGACGCGGAGCTGGTTCATCTCCTGTTCGTGGGCAAGCTGCGCTTCTATGGACGGATCGGGCGATGGCCGAATATGAAAAAAAGCGTCTATCGACACACCGAGGACGCGGCAGATGGGGCCAGCGGTGTAGATAGACGGCATTTTGGAAGAGGCTGCAAAAAAATTGTTGACGCTGGACAGCGGAACGTCGGAATAGTCGGATATGTCCTGCGCCGTCATCTTTTCTCGGTATTTTGCTTCTCTGCAAAGCTCCTGTAAAGATTGTTCCATGATTATTCGTTCCTCCCTCAACTGGGCGAGACCTGCCCTGTTTCGGTTTGGTGCGGCGGGGCGGTCTGCCACGTTTTGGCGTTGACCTGCCTAATGCGGTTTTGTTACGGTGAAGCCGCAGCAGGTGCGCGTGATGGTTGGTGTGTCTGCTGTAAGCCCCCGCCGCCGTTGCGGAGGCGGCGGGGGCGCATTGTTTATGGGTTACATACAGAGCAGGGCGTATAGCCTCTGGAGATTGCATCTGAACGCAACAGGTAGTAACAGCTCTCTTTTAAGTATTGGCACCCCCACCTGTGGTATTTCGACCCGGTGGCAGTAATATAAACCGTGTAGTCATATGTAACTTGCGGAGAACTGTTCGTTTTAATTCTGTTCCTTAAGTTCTTCGAAATTTCGGCTGCGCGACCGTATTTTTCCCCGTCTGAATACCCGTTGTCGTAGCCGTCGTCATAACCTGTAGTATATCCGGCATCTTTCCCTTTGGCGTATGCAGTGTCATACGTATCTGTTTTTCCTTGGGTATACCCCCGATCATGCCCGAAGTAGTCTCCGCACATATAGGCGGCAAGGATTATCAATGCACACAAGACAGCTTGCCAATGCGATTTTTTCTTTTTTGGTGCAACTGGGGGCGGACTGGTCGCGCGGTTTTCAACAGGCGGGAACGTTGACATACCCTTTAACTGGTATCTGACGTTATCTTGAGAATCCATTTGTTCACCACCTCCCAGACAACATTATACAAACTGCACGGAATGTAAACAAGTTAAGAAAATAAATTTGGATATATAGCCAAACACGGAGCAAAAAACTATGCGATTTGACGAAAGAGAGGGGAAGAAAATGGACAAAAAACTAATGGAGATGTTTGTACAGCTTGGAGAAACGGAGAAGGACATTATTCTTGCGGCGGCAAAAGCCCTTTTATCTGGAGAAGAAGCATCTCCTTCTGCTCCGGCGTAAGGCGGGACAGCAGAGACAGCATTTCAAGATCGCGCTCATCGGTAACGGTGGGCGCGGTTTCTTTTTGCCAAGCGGTCAAGGTTTTGACCGGAACACAAAAATAGTCAGCCAATTTTTCAAGTGTTACGTCTGACGGGACTTTTCCCTTTTTCCACCCGCTGGCCGCTGCGTTAGACAGGCCAATTTCACGGCAAACATAAGATGGACTTTTGCGAATAACAGCGCAAAGCGCAAGAAAGTTTTTGTAGAAAGTGGTCAATTATGACACCCCCTTGTTGTGCAAACATACAGAGTTAGAAAAGTTAACGCCACCTTCTTGACTGTTAACTTTACAAGCCGTATAATAGCATCATCGGTTAGAAAAGTTAGAGTTCGCAGAAAGGCGGTGGTGGTGAGACGGCCCGTTGGAAGCGGGCCGAAAGGCTGAAGAGGCAGCGCAGATGGCACTGCCAGTCGTGATGCATGATGTGTGGCAACTTTATGGTATCACGAAAAGTAAACTTTTGCAACTATAAATTTGAAAGGAGATAAGAAATGCCGGAAGCATGGACGGGACGCCTGATCGGGAGGATGCACAACAACCGCATTACCTACGCCGAGCTGGGCGCGGAGCTGGGGATCGGAAAGGCGTATGTGTGCCAGATCCTGAACGGCGTGAAGAAGCCGAAGGACATCCAGAAGCGCATGGAAAACGCGCTGGATGCCATCATCGAGAGGAGAAAGAAATGAGCAGGATCGCAACGCTGACGCCGCAGGACGCGGCGCAGTACCTGCGGGATCGCGGGTTAAGCATATCGCCGGATACGCTGCGGCAGGGCATCAAGCAGGGGGTGTATCCCTTCGGGATCGTGATCGAAATGGAGCGAAGCCCTGTGTTCCAGATCTTCAAGAAGCAGCTGGACGCATGGATCGCGGAAAGGACGGTGGAGGAATGAGCGCGTTTGCATGGGCGCTGGCGTTTATCGGCGCGGCGTGGATGAGCTGGGCCATCGTCAAGGGCGTGGAGGCGCTGGGACGATGAGAGAGCGGAACAGGCGGGCGCGGGAGTATTCCCAGCGCTGCTGGGAGCGGCGGTGGAACAGGCGGCTCTGGATCCTCAACGCTTTGATGATCCTGCTGATCATCGGCATCCTCCTCTGGGCGCTGACGCTGCCGGAGGCACAGGAGCCGGAGGACGCCCCCCCTCCCCTGCCCGCTGCGGTGCAGTCGGCGGTGCTGCCCGCCGCGAAGCCGCCGGAGAATCTGCTGGTATGCGACATCACCGGATATTGCGCCTGCTGCACGCCCTATGCGGACATCAACCGCAACGAGGCAGGGCAGGTGCTGACGGCCTCCGGACGGTGGGTCTGCATCGGCGAGGCGGTGGCGGTTGACCCGGACATTATCCCGCTGGGCAGCACCGTGACCATCGGAGGCAAGGAGTACATAGCAGCCGACACCGGAGTGTACAGCTACACGGTGGACGTGCTGATGACCCACGAGGAGGCGGCGCAGGCCGGTGTGGTGAAAGCAATGGTGCAGTGGGAATGGTAGGGCTGACGAACAGAGTGGGCACGCCCTGCAAGGACTGCCGGAGCAGACACCCGAAGTGCCACGGACAGTGCGAGGAGTACGCGGCGTATCTGGAGACCATCAAGGCTGACAAGGCCAAGCGCTACGCGGCGTACAGCGAGATCGACTTTTACAGCATGAACAACGCAAGGCGCGAGAGGGCCAAAATGGTGATAAAAAGAAAGAGGGAAGGACGATGAACCGATTGAAGGAACGGCGGCTGGAGCTGGGCCTGACGCAGGAGGCGGTCAGCGGTGTGCTGAAGCTGGTGGATCCCCGTATCGACACCTGCATGGTGAGCCGGTTTGAAAACGGCGTGTGTCTGCCCACGGAGGAGGTCATGACAGCGCTGGAGGCGGCACTGCGTACCAGCCGGGCATATCTGTACGGCGACGAGGACAAGGCCGACATCCCCCAGCGGACGGCGGAAACGGAGCGCATCGCGGCGCTGATCCCCCACGGGCGGCGAAACGCCATCAGCCGTGCGGAGCTGGCGGCGGCGATGCAGACCTCTGACCGGATGATGCGCAAGGTCGTCAGCGAAGCCAAGCGGCAGGGCGTGATGATCTGCAACGACGGCGAGGGATATTACCAGACGGAGGAGCTGGGAGACCTGTACCGGCAGTACAAGCGGGACACGGCTCGGGCCATGTCCATTCTCAAAGCCAGAAAGCCGATGCGAGACGTTCTGAAAGCGGCGGGGCGACCGGTATGAGAAGCGTGATGCAGTATTGGGAACCGGAGCGGCCCTTAGAGCCGAAGGACTACGATATGCCCGTCTGCCCCGTGTGCGGGGAGGAGACGGACACCTACTACAAGAACAAGGACGGCGTCATCGTGGGGTGCGATTGCTGCATTGAAGCGAGGGACGCATGGGAGGAACAGAAATGAGTATGTGGGAAAGGCGGAAGAATAATGCTGAAATCATTTAACGAGTTGATACAGGTGGATGTAAAGCCGTTTTGCGATCTTCGCGACGCAAAGGACGAGAAGGGTAATGTTATCAAGGTCCCTTATTTGAGCTGGGCAAAGTGCGCGAAGTTGCTCCACGAAAACGGAGCATCCAGCGTGTGGTACGCCCCTCGTAGGTGCCCGGAAACGAATACATACCTGTGGCCGCAGGCCAAAATTACTACCAGTAAAGGAAGGATTACAGAATGCTGGTTTGTGTCTGTTGAAATCCACATTGACGATTTGGAGTTTTCCTACGACATGCCTCTGCTGAACGGGTCCCTTGTGGTATATGAGGATACGTTGAACCAACTTCGCATAAACAACGCGCTGGCGAGAGCTTTCGTTAAAGGTGTTGCCGTGCGTACCGGTCTTGGGTTTGACCTTTGGGCAGAAGGTGACGGAGACGATGGTGAGGACGATTTGAGCCGTCACAGTATCTTTGCCATAAAGGAGAGACTGGAAAGGGTAATCACCATGAAAGAACGAAACGGGCTTGACCACAACGACCTGCTTCGGGGACTTGGGATCAACGAAAAACAGCTTGTGCAGTTGATGGGCTATTTTGCAAAACTGGACGCGCTTGAAAAGGCTGTGAGTAAACTATGATACGAAACCACGACAGAAGCGGATGGTTTGGTGCAAGCGACACCGCCACCATCATGGGGAACTGGAATACAGATACGTTTCGAAGATGGTGGCTGGTGAAGCTTGGGGTCAGGAAGGACAGGTTTATTACGCCGGCAATGCAGTGTGGCACGGCTTACGAGCACAAGATACTTGATGCGCTGCGTGTAAAGACACGAGACAGACAGATACGCATCCGTTCGCTCCGTTTGCGGGTGAACTATGACGGGGAAAGCAGACAACTTATTACCGAAGTGAAAACGCACAGCAAACCTGTGTTCAAGGTTACGAAAGCGTATTGGCAGCAGTGCCAGGTGGAGATGTTTGCCAGCGGATGCGGATTGTTCCGAAAGAGGAAGTTTTGCAGGATCGTGGCATACCGCGTTACAGAAGACGAATTGTTTAATTTTTTCCTGCCAATAGACGAAAACAGGTTGACACAGCACAAGGTTGATTATGACGCGGAGTGGGTCGAGGGGTGTTATCTACCTCGCCTTAGGTATTTGGCAAAATGCCTACGAACAGGACATTGGCCGCAGGAGGAAGAATTATGCAGCAGGTGACAGTCGATGGCGCACGGTGGCAGCAGGACAGTGATGGCGCGTGGCTGGCGCTGCGTGTGAAGTCGCCGCAGACCGCTATGGACGTGTGCGACGCCATGAAGACCGGCAAGGAGTACAACGTTACAATCAAGGGCAAAGGCCGGAGCCTGGATGCCAATGCCTATTGCTGGGTACTGCTGGACAGGCTGGCGGCACACTACGGCGTTGCGAGAGAGAGGGTATACCGGCAGGAGATACAGAGCATCGGCGGCGTGAGCGAGGTGCTGTGCCTGCGGGAAAAGGCGGCAGAGGCGTTTTGCCGGAGCTGGGAGCGGAACGGTATCGGCTGGATGACCGATACCGGCCCCAGCAAAATCAAGGGCTGCGTGAACGTGACCGTCTGGTACGGCAGCTCCGTATACGACACGGAGCAGATGGCACGGCTGATAGATGCCATCGTGCAGGACTGCCGGGATGTCGGCATCGAGACCATGACGCCGCGAGAGCTGGATGCCCTTGTGAGCCGGTGGGGAGAAGTGAGCGTATGAACGACAAGCGATGCTTTTTGTGCGGGCGGAACGACCCAAGTGACCCGCTGGAGCGCCACCACATTCTCGGCGGCGCAAACCGTAAGAAGAGCGAGAAGTACGGTCTTGTGGTGTACCTGTGCGGCAATCGCTGCCACCGGAACGGGCGCGGCGCGGTACACAAGAACGGCGACCAGATGCGGCGTCTGAGGCGGTACGGGCAGCTCAAGGCAATGGAGGAGCAGGGCTGGACGGAGGAGGACTTCCGCCGCGAGTTCGGAAAAAGTTATTTATGAGAGGAATGGGTGAAAAGAAATGAAACGAATCAAGGTTGATATACCGGCTATAAAAAAGCATATTCGGGAGCACGGTATGACGCAATCTGATGTGTGTAGGCGCATCGGTCGCAACTCAAACTTTCTGTGCTCTTGCACAGGCGATATGGCTGACTACACATACGACCTGTTAGTGCGAGAGCTTGGAGTGGAGAATGGCGCGTTTCAGAAAAAGGAAGACGTTCAACCTACAAAAGCCAACAGTCAGGCTGGGCTGTATACGCTGGGGTTGGATGTTTCTCCAGAAAAAGTTGTATTGCATATGTATTTCCAGGGGACGGAGATATGCAAGGCGTATTCCAAGGTGAAAGGCACACGGGAACTGGATCTAATGCAGGCCATTTCGTATGCAGCACATATGATGTACAAGTTTGCGGAACAAAAAGAATTGGATAAGGAGATTTGAAATGCTGAACAAGATTTTCATTATGGGACGCCTGACCCGCGATCCGGAACTGCGCAGGACGCAGAACGGCACCGCCGTCACCAGTTTTACACTGGCGGTAGACCGGGACTTTAAGAACGCGGACGGCACCAAGGACACGGATTTTATTGACGTGGTGGCGTGGCGCAACACTGCCGAGTTCGTATCCAAGTATTTCTCCAAGGGCCGCATGGCCGTGGTGGAGGGGCGCTTGCAGCTGCGGGACTGGACGGACAAGGACGGCAACAAGCGGCGGAACGCCGAGGTGCTGGCGGACAACATCTACTTTGGCGACGCCAAGCGGGACACGGACAGCGGCGCGGCGCGACCCACAGGCTTTACCGAGATCGAGGACGACGGCGACCTGCCGTTCTGATGGGAGGGGTAAGCGGCATGGATTACTGGCACAAGCGGTACACCTGCCCCTACTTCACCAGCAGCGAGAAACGGCGGGTCTGCTGCGAGGGCGGAAGCCGCGTCAGCTTCGAGACGGGCGGCGCGGCATCCCGCTTCATGAATCAATTCTGTGCCGGTGCGTGGGAGCATTGCACCATCGCACGGCATCTGACGGACGAGTACGAGAGAAAGGAAGAAAAGAATGGGAAAGATGCAGGATGAGATCAAGGGTCTGCGGCGGCAGAATCGGCACCTGGAAAACATCGTACAGCGCCAGAGGCAGCACATCGAGGACGCGGAGAGCGTGAACGAGGCGTTCAGGCGCGGCATGGATGCGCACTACGCCGCCTGTGCCGTACAGTTCGGCGAGAAGCGTGAGGACTGCGACACACTGTGGGGCTACCATCTGGAGATCCCTGCGGAGCTGGTGACGCAGGCGCTGACAGACTACACCGTGCAGGTGGCGCTGGACAAGGAGCGCGGCGTGTACGTCATCGGGGCGATGAAGAAGGATCCCACACTTATGGACTAAGGGGTGGCGCATAGTGGCTCTTGAGTACATTCCCTTTTATTACAGTTACCGCAAGAAATTAGAGAAACTTTCAGATCAAGAGGTAGGTCGGCTTGTACGGTCTTTGCTGGAATATGGCGAGACCGGAGAGACGGAGGAACTTACGGGACGGGAGTCGATCGCATTTGATTTTATTGCGGACGATATAAACAGGGCGAAAGCGGCGTATGACGAGCGATGCGCAAAGAACCAACGCAACATAGAAAAACGATATGCACGTCAGGATGGTACGACCGTATACGATGGTATACGAACGGATACGACCGTATACGAAACGTACCAAACCAAAGACAAAACCGAAACCAAAGACAAAACCAAAACCAATTCACTCCCACCTAACGGTGTGAGTGATACACGCGCGGCGCGTTTCACACCGCCGACCATTGACGACGTGACAGCGTATGTCAGCGAGAAAGGCTATCACGTCAATGCAGAGCGCTTTGTGTCGTTCTACCAGCAGAAGGGCTGGATGGTCGGCAAAAACCGCATGAAGGACTGGAAAGCCGCCGTGCGGAACTGGGAAACGCGCTGGAAGGATGACCACGGCGCAGTGAGCAAGGCAAGCGGCAACGTGTTTCTGGAGATGCTGGAGGAGAGGCAATGACACAGGGCGAGACGTTGAAGATCATGGCCGTTTTGCAGGCTGCATACCCGAACTTTTACCGAGGTATGACGCGGCAGGACGCGGAGGGCGTGGTGGCGCTGTGGGCGGATATATTCGCCGAGGACAGTTACAACACCGTTGCTGCGGCTGTGAGGGCGTTTATCGCGTCTGACAGCAAAGGGTTCCCCCCTGTTGTCGGGCAGATAAAACAGCGCGTGGCGGAGCTTGCAAGCCGCACGGCGGGGCTCCTCGGCGCTGTGCAGCAGGTGTGTGACAAAAAGACCGCATGGATGCGGGATTACGTCCACAAGGAGCGCAAGCTGGGCCGTATCTCCCGCTATGCACGGGAACACGGGATGACGTGGCAGGAGGCCAAGGAGGCGCTGGATGGATAAAGGCATCTGGCGCGTGGCCAGAGCGCGGCTGTGCGTGGCCTGTTTGCAGGAGATGGCGGCGGAATACATCATCGAGCCAGCGTTCCGCGGATGGGCGCAGGGTGTGTGCCAGCGCTGCGGAAAAGAGCAGAAAATGACGACGATCAAGCGCTACACCATGAGCAAGCGCGGACTGGAGAAAAGAGGGTTGTTGGATGAACAGTGAGGATCTGATGCGGCTGGGGCCTGCTGCACAGAAGCAGGTCATGGAGAAGATGCGCAAGACAAGCAAGTACAAGGCACAGAAGACGCGGCGCGGCAAGCTGACCTTTGACAGCAAGAAGGAGGCGGAGCGCTACGATGCGCTGATGCTGCTGCAAAAGACCGGAGAGATACGCGGGCTGAAATTGCAGGTGCGATACTGCTTGCAAGAGGCGTACACGACGTTTGAGGGCGACCGCGTGAAAAGTATCGACTACATCGCGGACTTCGTGTACGAGCGCAGAACGGCTCCTGACAGCTACGGCCAGCGGTACTGGCTGCCGGTGGTGGAGGACGTGAAGGGGATGCGTACCCGCGAGTATGCCATGAAAGCAAAGCTGTTCCGCAGTAGGTACGGGTTTGCCATACGGGAGGTATGACATGGAGCGCACAAACCAGCCGCTGACGAATGAGGCGGCAAGGAAACTGATGGCGCTTGACGTGCAGGACAAGGAGATACTGACCTACGAAAAGCTGGACGAGTGGTACACCGCATGGGGTGGGCAGTGCTACGTCAGTTTCTCCGGCGGCAAGGACAGCACGGTGCTTGCGTATCTGGCGGCGCGGTACCTGTCGAGTTTCAGGACACCGCCGTGGGAGCTGAACTTGGTGTTTGTGAACACTGGGCTGGAGTACCCAGAGATACAGAAGTTTGTCAACGAGTACGCCGACTGGTTGCGGAGGGAGTTTCCCCGCGTGACCGTAAACCTTCACCGTCTACGCCCGAAGATGAACATTCGGCAGGTGGTGACGAAGTACGGGTACAGCATTGTGAGCAAAGAGGTGGCCGACTGTATTACTGACGCAAAGCGAAACCCAAACTCACTACGAATGAAGCGGCTACGCGGAGAGGCGGTGAGGAATGATGGCCAGCCGTCTGTCTACAACTGCGAGAAATGGGAATATCTGTTGTACGCACCGTTTGTAATCTCCGCGAAGTGCTGCGCCATTATGAAAAAGTCACCGCTGAAAACCTACGCGCACAAAACCGAGCAGCAGGCTACAACAGCGACGATGGCGGAAGAAAGCAGATCACGCATGACATATTGGCTGAAAAGCGGCTGCAACGCCTTTGAGGGCAAGCGACCGATGGGCAAGCCCATGAGCTTTTGGACGGAGCAGGATGTGCTTCGGTTTATCGTGGAGCGTGGGCTACCCTACGCCAGCGTGTACGGCGACATCGTGGCCAGCGACGGCGAGAACGACTACGGCGCGACGCTGATCGACTGCAAACTGCACTGCACGGGATGCCAGAGGACGGGGTGTATGTTCTGCGCGTTCGGGGCGCACCTTGAAAAGGGCGTCAACCGCTTTGAACGCATGAAACTGACGCACCCGAAGCACTACCAGTTCTGCATCGGCGGTGGTGCGTTTGACACGGAGGGGCTGTGGAAGCCTACCAAAGACGGCCTCGGTTATGCGCGGGTGCTGGACTACATCGGAGTGAGGTATTGACATGGGCAAGCAGCATTTGAGCAGGGACGACCGGATTTTTATGGACGGCAAGCGCAGAGGTACGCAGGAGTGCATGGACATGGTGGCGATGGCGCTCATCGACAAGTGCGGCTGGCACGTCCAGGAGGAGACAGCGGACAGCCGGGACACGCAGAGCATCGCGTATCTGTACGAGTGCCTGGAGAAGCTGGCGGAGGAAATAAACGAAGGCCGCATCAAGCGGAAGCACATCAAGGACGTGCTGAAGGACGAGTGCGGCGTGGTGTTTGGAGATTGATATGAAAGTTTTGGAGTTATTTGCCGGGACACGGAGCATTGGCAACGCGTTTGAAGCGCGTGGGCACGAAGTGTTTTCCATCGAATGGGACAAGCGGTTTGAAAATATCGACTTGTACGCAGATATTATGACTGTTACAGCCGCTGACATTATCCGGGAGTTTGGCAGACCGGACGTGATATGGGCCAGCCCGGATTGCACAACGTTTTCCATCGCGGCGATAAGCCACCACCGGCGCAAAAATGAAGAAACAGGGAGCCTTGACCCTGTAAGCGAGTATGCGAAGTTTTGTGACAAGGTAGACCAGCACGTTCTTCGGTTGATCTTGGCGTTGTCCCCCGTATATTGGTTTATCGAGAACCCGAGGGGCGGCATGCGAAAGATGACGTGGATGCAGGGCTTGCCGCGGTATACGGTCACGTATTGCCAGTACGGAGATACGCGCATGAAGCCGACGGACATCTGGACAAATCACCCGGATCCTGGATTTAAGCCGCCATGTCACAACGGGGATCTGTGTCATGTTGCTGCGCCGAGAGGGGCAAAGACAGGGACGCAGGGGTTAAAGGGGAGTATGGAACGATCTGTTATCCCCAAAGAATTGTGCGAACACATCGTGGACATTTGCGAAGGTGGCATGATGACGTGCGAGCTGGGATAAGGAGGAATGACATGACAAGAGACGAGATCGTGACCGCGCTGCGGTGCCATTGTGATGCAATAGAAACCGGGGTGTGCCCAAAGGATAAGTGCCCTTCGTTTGAAAGACCGGCGCGTTATAAATGCGCTGGTGTGGTTTCTGGGGAAGCCGCTGACCTGATCGAGAACCAGCAGCGGCACATCGAGGCACTGATGAAAGCCAACGCCGGACTGAGGGATACTGTACTGCGGCGGGATGCGCAGATCGCGGACATGAGTGATGGACTGGCGCAGTTTGCCAAGGCCGTGGCGGTGAAGGAGGAAAAGTAAATGGACGCTGTGAAATTTTTGCAGGAAAGAGCAAGAATGTGTAATTCGTTTTCGCCGGATTGCGAAGGATGCCGCGTGGATGAAGAAAAACCGGTGATGAGCGAATGCTATCGGTGGATGTTTGAAAACCCCGAAAGAGCTGTCAAGATTGTTGAGGGATGGTCTGCTGCACACCCCATCAAAACGCGGCAGAGTGTGTTTCTGGAGCAGTGGCCGAATGCGCGCCCTGCGGATGATGGGGTGTTGACTTTTTGCCCAAAAAGGTTTGACTTTCACATTTCATGTTTAGCAGAATGCCATTCGTTGAAAAAGTGCAGTGATTGCCGCCGCGAATTTTGGGGTCAGGAGGTGGAGTGATGGAGAACCTGTTGCAAAACTTCGCCAGCGGACTGTGGATCGTGTTGGGCGTGTACTGTTTCTTCGAACTGAGAAAGTGGAACAAGCGCTTCAGCGAGTTGTATGACGAACTGAAATGGGAGGTGGAGTGATGGCCGAATTGAAACCTTGCCCATTCTGCGGAGGTACAAAACTCAAGATAGAACGAAAGTCGAGGCTTGACGGGTGGAATGGTCTTGACATGCGCGTAGATATGCACACCTACTCTGTCCGATGCAACACCTGCCACGCGCGTGGAGGCACTGTTGGTGGTCGCGTTATGAATGACCCGTGGACACACTGCAACCAGCTTCCCGACTGGGCTACGACGGACAACGTTGTGAAAGAAAAAGCAATCGAAGCATGGAACAGGAGGGCTGACAATGGCTGAATACATTGACAAGAAAGCGTGTCTGTCTATTTTGCGCGCAAAAGCAAACATGGCGGTTTTGATGGACGCTGCTCCGTATTTTGAGAAAGCGGCGCAGATGTTGGAGAAACTTCCCGCCGCTGATGTTGCCCCGGTGGTGCATGGGCGGTGGGTACCTTTTCACAGCGAAGCTGCGGGCGATATTCAGTATTGCTCCGCCTGTGAGATAGGGTTCGATGCAAAGACGGATTATTGCCCCCACTGCGGCGCGAAGATGGACGGAGGTGACAACGATGCGGCTGATTAATGCTGACACACCGGAAAACCAGTTTGGCGTATCCGATGCAGACCTTCTTGCGCTGGACGAAATTCGACGCGCACCCACCGTAGACGCAGAGGTCGTGGTGCGGTGTAAGGACTGCAAGCACTACGCCTTGGGCGTATGCCTGAAAATCTACTCGGACGGCAACGAACATCCAGAGGCGTGGCAGAGCCGCAAGCCGGAGGACTTCTGTTCTTACGGCGAACGAAATCAATAAAACGCCGGCATGCCGGTGAAATAAAAAATACGGAGGAAAGATACCATGAATGAGAAGAACGAGCAGATGTACATTGTCCGCTGCGACCGCGCAGGCGTGTTTTTCGGTGGCATCAAGGAACGCCGCGGCACGGAAGCGACCATGACCAACGTGCGCAAGCTGTGGTACTGGAACGGTGCCTGCGCCATCGAGCAACTGGCTATGGACGGCACCAAGACTCCCGGTGACTGCAAGTTTACTGTGACGGTACCGTTGATGGAAGTGACTGGTGTGATCCAGGTGATCCCCTGCACCGAAAAGGCCACGGCATCCATCAGCGGTGTGAAGGAGTGGAAGCGATGAGCGCTCTGGATGAGAAAGTCAAAGTATTTTTATCTGTAAGCTCCGGCTACGGCTACGGCTACGGCTACGGCTACGGCTCCGGCTCCGGCTACGGCTCCGGCTCCGGCTACGGCTACGGCGACGGCTCCGGCTACGACTACGGCTCCGGCTACGGCTACGGCTACGGCGACGGCTCCGGCTCCGGCTACGGCTACGGCTACGGCGACGGCTCCGGCTACGGCTACGGCTACGGCTCCGGCGACGGCTCCGGCTACGGCTACGGCTCCGGCTCCGGCTACGGCTACGGCGACGGCTCCGGCTCCGGCGACGGCATAAAATCCTTTAACAGCGAACCGGTGTATGCCATCGACGGTGTACCCACGATCCTCCGCCACGTGCGGGGGAACGTGGCGCACGGCGTGATCCTGAACAGCGACCTGACCACCACGAACTGCTACGTTGTCAAACAGGATAACATCTTTGCCCACGGTGAAACGCTGGCAAAGGCGATGGATGCTCTGCGGGACAAACTGTTTGAAGATATGCCGGCGGAGGAGCGCATCGCGGAATTTTTGAAAGCGACGGAGGACGGCAGGGCATACCCTGCGCAGTATTTTTACGACTGGCATCACCGCCTTACCGGAAGCTGCGACATGGGCCGCCGTCAGTTTGCCCGTGACCACGGAATAGACGTGGACAGCGACACCATGACCCTGCGGGAGTTTCTGGCCCTGACCAAGGATGCCTACGGCGGCAGTGTGATCCGGAAGGCGATGGAAAAACTGGGGGTCGGTGCGGAAGATATTTGAAAGGAGAGAAAAAATGATTAAGATTGATGTGCGCGAGTATTGTGACCGCTGACCGCATTTTGAACCGGAAGTTGTCGAAAGGCCACAGGTCGATATCCTGACAAGCTATAGTGTTTGTGATATGGCGGAGAGACGGAGGGCCATTACTCGCGGAGATACCGTTGTGAAGTGCTGCAACCGGGATCGGTGTGCGTCCATTTACGAGTATATGGAGGGTCAGAAAAAATGTTGAAAATTGAAAATGCCGAAGCAATAGTGCGTAGATACGCCGTGGAGGGACAATGCAGAAGGGTGATGTGATTCGTGCCCGCTTTCTGACGATGCCGGACCCGTTCCCCGGTTCCGGAAAGGCCGAAAAACAGTACCCCGTGCGCAAGGCGACGGTGGTGTATGTGCATCCGAAGGGGCGATACATCGTGGCGGAGTGCAAGGGCGTCCGGGAAACATTTTTTCAGGAGGACGTAATCATGCTATAAAAAAAGAGGACACCTGCATGGTGTCCTCTTTTGCGTTACGGCCTCGCGTAGAGGCCGGTCGACTGTGCCAGCAGGAGGCGGAGGTAGTCGGGGCAGCTACGTGCGCCGCGCTCCCAGTCCTCCAGCGTGCGGGTGGGGATACAGTACCGGGTGGCAAAGGCCGCCTGGGATAGGCCGGTGTGCTGCCGAATGTCGCGGATCGTCAGGTGGGCGGCGTCCCAGAGACGCGCAAGCGTATCGATGCGGTCTGCGGGGATGGCCGCGTCCGGCGCATCGCCCCAGGCGGAGGACAGCGACCAGTCGGAGACAAAGGTGCCGCGGTCGGCGGCGGCGAGTGCTGCGGCGAAAAGGGTGCAAAACAGTTTGTCTGTCATGTTTAATATCCTTTCATAGGTGAAAATGTGAAAAAGGAAAAGCACCGGTTACCGGTGCTCTTCCCGCGTTTGAAGGACTTGTCCTTCTCACTTTTTCAATCCACGGATGCAAGCGCCTCTTGCATCCGACGAGAATAGGTTACCACGCTGCGCGGGAAATGTCAAGCGCCGTTATGACTGCGTCCCACCCGCCAGATATATGGCGTTCTCGCGCTCTGTCTGCTCGTAGTCCGCCATCGCGTCCGCGATCATGTCCGCGATCTGCTGCTGGGACTTGTAGCGGGTGGTGATGCCAACCTTAATGACGTCAGCGTCGTGGTAGACCGTCCACTCCTCACGGTCCCAGTGGTACTTGCACCAGACATCGCCGGTGGACTTGTCGTAAAAAATCTCCACATACTCCCCCGTGCGGGAGCCCAGGCCCTTGGTGGAATTGGAGGCGTTGGCCAATGTCTCCATGTTGATTTTTCTGCCGTAGGTCTTGATCTCCATGTTTTTCATGACAACTCCTCCTTCAGTCCCAAAGGTGGGATTCGCAGTGTGTCGCCCAGTCGCTGTTCATGGCGGCGATGGCCTGTTCGTAGTTTTCGCCGTTGATGATGGCGTCCAGCGCCTTCTTCCCAGCTGCGGATTTTGCGTCGTTTTCGGACGCCGCGAACTCCTGCGCGTCCAAATACGCCTTGGCGCAGGGGTACTGGGCGTACATGGCATCCATGTCATACTTCGGCTTGGGACGGACACCCACGCCGCCGCCGTTCTCGCTGTCAAAACTGGCGTCAAATTCCAGTTTCCAATTTACCAGATCGGCACGGGCGGCTTCGATCTCCCGCAGGCCGGGGATGGCGGCGATTTTCTTCTGTCGCTCCTGCTCTGCGCGGATACCGGCTTCGCGTTGCTCCAGCAGGGTGGCCACAATCTCCGGCTTTGCGGCTTTGATGGCAGCAAGAGCCGCTTTGTCGGCGCGGTACACAACCAGATTTCCGGTGGGCTGGCCGTGCTCGTCGATTTTAAGGGCGATTCTGTACCGCAAAATCAATTCCTGTGCGTTCATGTTCTGTTCCTCCTGTTAAAAATTTTCATGGGATGGGCTGATCCAACCAGCCCCTCCCGAAGCGTTACTGCTATCAGGCGATCAGCTTTGCTGCCGTAGCGGCCACGCGATCCTCGGCGGCGCGGATGCTGTCCGCCTTGCTGTAGGTGTGGGCCACGGGGTCGTCCCGGTAATCGTGCGCCGCGAAGTCGTCCGCTGCGGACTTGCTGTCAAACCATGCCTCCCGGCAGAAGTCGGATCCCCATACTGCGTAAGTGACGGAATAAAAAGTCTTTTTCATGATAGTTCCCTTTCTGCCGCTGTGCGGCTGCACTGTTTCTTGATCTGTCTATATACTACCACGCATTGCGTGGTATGTCAAGAGGGAAAAGAAAAAAAATAAAAAAATTTTCGTTTGAGGGGTGCGCGGGAGATATACATATAGGTATGCTGGATATGCAGGGGCAACCTGCCCGTGCCGATTCATTTCTTTTCCCCTCTTTTCTACCCTGTGGGGCGGGGCGGCGGCTCCGCCCTGACGGGGCAAACGCACAAAAATTAGCATTAGGGTGTGGCGAAAGCCGGGGAAGGACGCGGCAATGACAAAGGCCAGTGGTGGGAGGCCGCTGCGGCAGGAAAGAAAGGGTGTGAGCGTATGCCGGCAGGAGCGCCGAGAAAATGGAAAAGCGTAAAGGCGATGCAGGCGGCGATTGACGCTTACTTTAAGGCGTGCGAGGGAGAGCCGTTTATCGGGGACGACGGATGCGCGGTGCGGGATAAGTACGGGATGCCGATTATCATAAACGCAAAGCCTCCGACGATCACGGGGCTGGCGCTGGCATTGGGCTTTACCGGACGGCAGGCGTTGATTGATTATCAGGCAAGGCCGGAATTCGCGGACACGGTCACGCGAGCAAAGGCGCGGTGCGAAGAATACGCAGAGGCGCGGCTGTATGACCGTGACGGCGCGAACGGCGCAAAGTTTAGCCTGAGCTGTAATTTCGGATGGCGCGAGAAAGCGCCGGAGGCAGACCGTCAGGAGATCGGCGTGGTGCTGATGCCGGAGGTAAAGACGGATGCCTGAGATCGTGTGGAAGCCGCAGGAGCGGCAGGCCGTATTTATGGCAAGGCCGGAATATGAAGCCCTGTATGGCGGGGCGGCGGGCGGCGGCAAGAGCGACGCGCTGGTGATAGAGGCGCTGCGGCAGGTGCATATTCCGTGGTACAAGGCGCTGATCCTGCGCAAGACGTTTCCCCAGCTGCGGGAGCTGATCGACAAGACGTTGAATTATTACCCCCGTGCGTATCCCAAGGCGCGGTACAACGGCAGTAACCACACATGGCGGTTCCCCTCCGGCGCGCAGATCGTGTTCGGGAGCATGAACCGTCCGCAGGACAAGATCCAGTATCAGGGGCAGGCGTATGACTTTATCGCTTTCGACGAGCTGACGCATTTTACGCAGGAGGAATACGACTACCTGAAATCCCGTAATCGTCCCAACGGGGCGGGAACACGGGTCTATATGCGCTCCACCGCAAACCCCGGCAACATCGGTCACGGCTGGGTCAAGGAGCGGTTTATCACGGCGGCTCCCCCGATGCAGCCCATCACAGAGGAGGCGGTGTGGTATACGCCGGACGGAAAGAAGCACACGGGGCAGCAGCAGCGGATATTTGTGCCGTCCTCTGTGTTTGACAACAAAATTTTGATGGAAAATGACCCGCTGTATGTGCAGCGGCTGGCCAGTATGCCGGAGGCGGAGCGCAACGCCCTGCTATACGGAAATTGGGACAGCTTCGAGGGTCAGGTGTTTACGGAGTGGAAAAACGACCGGGAGCACTATCTGGACAGGAAGCAGACCCACGTCATCGAGCCATTCCGCATACCGGAGGACTGGGTGATCTGGTGCGGTCTGGACTGGGGCTATTCCCGTCCGTTTTCCGTGGGGTGGTATGCGGTGGACAGAAACCGGCGGATGTACCATATCCGGGAGTTTTACGGCTGCAACGGGACCCCCAACCGCGGCGTGATGTGGGAGCCGACCAAAGTGGCGCAGGAGATACGGCGCATCGAGGCGGATGATCCCAACCTGCGGGGGCGGGACATACACCGCGTGGGCGACCCGGCGATCTGGCAGAGCGACGGCACGGAGAGCGTGGGTGCGCTGATGGAGCGGGAGCGAGTGTACTTCGAAAAGGGCGACCATGCACGGATCAACGGAAAGATGCAGATCCACCACCGGCTGGCGTTTGACGCAGACGGTGTACCGATGCTGTATGTGTTCGACACCTGCAAAAACTTTATCCGGACGGTGCCCAACCTGGTCTATGACCAGACGGACGTGGAGGACATCGACACGGATGGCGAGGATCATATCTACGACCAGCTGCGGTATGTCTGCATGAAAAACCCTATCGGGCCAAGGGACATGGGACACATCGTGGAGCGGCCCTATTCGCCGCTGGACACAGAGGACGAGTACAGGACCAGCCGGTACGCATTTTATCAGACCTATTAAGGGGGCAAAGGATATGGAAAGATACGGCATCCCCGGCATTGTGCCGGAGGACGGTATGCCGCCGGAGATGGCGGCGATGCTGCTGGAGCGGACGGACGCCACGCCCACCATCACAGACAAGGACGTGGAGCGCGGGATCGACCTGCTGACGCGGTACAAAAACGGCAAGGGCAATCTGGAGATCCGTGTGGTCAACGACGAGCTGTGGTGGGAGCTGCGGCACTGGGAGGGCATCGGGCAGAGCAAGGCCAAGCTGGTGGACAAGAGCGGCAAGGAGGTCCTCTCCTCCCCTCCCCAGCCCAAACCCACGTCGGCGTGGCTGTTTAACACCATCCAAAACAAGCACGCGGACGCGATGGACAACTACCCGGAGCCGGTGGTGCTCCCCCGTGAGCGGAGCGACGAGCAGAGCGCCAAGACGCTGAGCCAGATTTTGCCGGTGGTGCAGGAGTACAACCATTTTGAGCAGGTGTACTCCGACAACTGGTGGGAAAAGCTCAAGCACGGCACGGCGGTGTACGGTGTGTTCTGGGACAGCCGGAAGGACAACGGGCTGGGCGACATCGAGATCCGGAACATTGATCTGCTGAACCTGTTCTGGGAGCCGGGTATCACGGACATCCAAAAAAGCCGCAACCTGTTTATCGTGGATCTGGTGGACAACGACCTGCTGGACAGCGAGTACCCCCAGCTCAAGGGCAAGCAGAAGGGCAAGGTCGTGGACGTGAAGGAGTACATCTACGACGACACCGTGGACACCAGTGAGAAGAGCGTGGTGGTGGACTGGTATTACAAGGTCAAGACGCCCAGCGGCAGGACGGCGCTGCACTACATCAAGTTTGTGGGGTCTACCCTGCTGTACGCCAGCGAGAATGATCCGGAGTATCGGGAGCGGGGCTTTTACGATCACGGTATGTATCCGGTGGTGCTGGATGTCATGTACCCGGAAAAGGGTACGCCTATCGGCTTTGGGTATGTGGCGATCTGCAAAGACCCCCAGCTTTATATCGACAAGCTCAGTGCCAACATTTTGGAAAACGCGATGATGGCGACCAAGAAACGCTTTTTTGTGTCGGAGAGCACGGCCATCAACGAGCAGGAGTTCATCGACTGGAATCGCCCTCTGGTACACGTCAACGGCGAGATCGGCGACCAGAGGATCAAGGAGATCGTCACCCAGCCGCTTTCCGACATCTATGTCACGGTGGCGCAGATGAAGATCGAGGAGATGAAGGACACGGCGGCAAACCGCGACGTGAACTCCGGCGGCACCTCCAACGTGACGGCGGCAGCGGCGATTGCCGCCTTGCAGGAGGCCGGAAACAAGGCAAGCCGGGATATGATCGCCGCCAGCTACCGCGCCTATACTCAGATCAACACGCTGTGCGTGGAGCTGATGCGGCAATTTTACGATGTAAGCCGCAGCTTCCGCGTTACCGGCGATGGCAACGAGTATCAGTTTGTAGATTTTGACAACGCGGGCTTGCAGGATCAGGTGACCGGGCTGGACACAATGGGCAACGAGATGTTCCGTAAGCCGGTGTTTGACCTCAAAATCAAGGCGCAGAAAAAGAACCCCTTCTCCCGCATGGAACAGAACGAGCGGGCCAAGGAGCTGTACTCGCTGGGCTTTTTTAATCCGGATAACGCGCAGGCCAGCCTGACGGCGCTGGAAATGATGGACTTTGAGGGCATCCAGGCCGTGCGGGAAAAGGTGATGCAGGGGCAGACCCTGCTGAATATGCTGATGCAGATGCAGGCGCAGATCTCCATGCTGACGGGCGCTATCCTGCCGCAGGAGGGCGCGGGCGATGCACCGGCGCAGACTGGCGGCGGCGCACCTGCGGAGGCTACCAGCCAGCTTGCAAGCGGCATCATGGAGGCGCAGACGCCTATGACCGGCTACGGGCAGGCATTGGCAAAGCGGAGCACGCCCAGCCTATGACGGAGGTAACACTGCATCACGGGGACAGCTGCTCCGTGAGGTGCAAGGGACACGCCACGGGATACCCTGACGTGTGTGCGGCGGTAAGCTGTCTTTTGTACGCGGCTGCGGGATGGCTGCACAATACGCAGGAGGCGGAGCTGGTGCTGGAACGGCTGGACAGCGGGGATGCGTACCTGCGCTGGCGCGGCGGTAGGTGGCTGTATGATCTGCTGGAAATCGGCTTTTTGCAGCTGGAAATGGCAAAGCCGGATGCGGTCTCCGTAAAAATCGAAAAAAAATAAAAATATTTTTCGTTTTAGGGGTGCGGGAGACCGCGCCCCCTTCCTATGATATAGATACTTCCTCCCTGCCTGCGCGGTGTGACGGCGGTGAATAGCCGCCGCCCGCCGCAAGGGTGGATGGGGAGCGCTGCACGGGAGCGATATGCCCGCGAATCAAAGGAGGAACAGATATGTACCTTTACAGGATTTCCCTCTGCCTCTTTGACGGCGAGGGCGGCGATGGGGCGACAGCTGCCACCGCACAGGGCGAGACACAGGCAAGCTCCGGTACCACCCGCCAGAGCAAATCGGGCGCACTGGCCAACGTCAAGTACGGCAAACAGGCGGAGAGCCAGACGGAAGTACAGTCCGACGCCGGGACTGAGGATAAGGTAAAGGGCGTGGAGACCACGTCCGACGCGCTGGAGGCCAAGAAAAAGGCTTTCCGGGAGCTGATCAATGGGGAGTACAAGGATCTGTACACCCAAGAGACACAGCGGATGATCGACCGGCGCTTCAAGGAGGCGCGGGAGACGGAGAAGCGGATGCAGTCCTACCAGCCGGTGCTTGATACGCTGATGGAGCGTTACGGCATCGCGGACGGGGACGCAAAGCGTTTGCTGGAGGCCGTGGACAACGACCACGCCTACTGGAGCGAAGCCGCCGAGGAGGCGGGCATGAGCGAGGAGCAGTACAAGGAGTTTCGCCGTTTGCGGAGGGAGAACGCCGAGCTGCTTCGCGGCCAGCAGATGCATCAGCAGGAGGCGCAGATCCGGGCGCAGAGCGAGAAGTGGTACATGGAGGCGGAGGCCATGAGGGGCAATCCCATGTATCAGAACTTTGACCTTGTGCAGGAGCTGCAAAACGACGAGTTTGTGAACCTGCTGAAAGCCGGTACACCGATGGAGCATGCCTACAAGGTGCTGCACTTTGATGAGCTGATGGGCAACGCGGTACAGGCCGCTGCCGCCAGCACGGAGAAGAAGGTGGCCGACAACGTCCGGGCCAAGGGAAATCGTCCCAGTGAGAACGGCACCAGCTCCAACAGCGCGTTTGTTACAAAGACGGATCCCTCGAAGCTGACGAGAGCGGACTTCGAGGAGATCGAGCGGAGAGTAGCAAGAGGCGAACGCATTTCCTTTTGACCTACGGCTCCGCTGCGATATGCGGAAAGGAGCTATTACATGAACGCAATTTACAACGACCTGTACCTGCTGCCGGTGATGCTGAACCTGTTTGACGCATACACCAATACCACGCTGGATCCCGGTCTCAGCGATGAGATGAAGGTGTATTACTCTATGCGCCTCATCAACCTCGCCGAGCCGGAGCTGATCCATGACCAGTTTGGCCAGAAGCACCCCATCCCCAAGAACAGCGGTAAAACCATCGAGTTCCGGAAGTACGACAGCCTGCCCAAGGCTCTGGTGCCTCTGACCGAAGGTGTGACCCCCGCCGGGCAGAAGATGAGCATGGGCGTGATCCGCGCCACCATCAAGCAGTACGGCGGTTACATCGAACTGTCCGACATTCTGGAGCTGACGGCTATCGACAACAACCTGGTACAGGCCACCCGCCTGCTGGCATCTCAGGCAGGCCGTACCGCCGACACCATCACCCGAGAGGTGCTGGCTGGCGGCACCAATGTGGTGTACGCCGGTGGGGCGAAGGATCGCTCTGAGCTGGTGGGCGGCGACAGCACCGCCGAGAACAACAAGTACCTGACGGTGGACGACATCCGCAAGGCTGTACGCGCCCTGAAGGTCATGAACGCCCAGAAGATCAACGGCTACTTTGCCGGTATCATCCATCCCGACACCGCCTACGACCTGATGAGCGACAAGAAGTGGGTGGATGTGAAGACCTACTCCGACCCCGACGGCATCTACGAGGGCGAGATCGGCAAGATCGAGGGCGTGCGCTTTGTGGAGACCACAGAGGCAAAGATCTTCCATGCCGCTCCCCTGAAGATCGAGGACGGCGCCGAGGAAAGCGCCCGCAACCTGACCGCCAAGAGCGCGACCGGGAAGGTCATTACCATCAAAGAAAAGCTCACCGACAAGCAGGCCAAGGCGCTGACCGGCAGAGACATTCTGATCGGCAAGGATCTGCTGGAGGTGGAATCTGCTGCCGCAGGTGCTGCCGGTGCCGCTACCATCACTACGAAAACGGCACCTGCCGCTGTGACCGACGGCACGGTGGTGTATCCCGGCGAGGGCGGCGCAAATGGCCGCGACGTGTACTCTACCCTGATCCTCGGCGCGGATGCCTACGGCGTGACGGAGCTGGAGGGCGGCGGCTTGCAGCACATCGTCAAGCAGCGCGGCTCCGCCGGTACGGCTGACCCGCTGGATCAGCGTGCCACCGCAGGCTGGAAGCTGACCAAGGTGGCGGAGCGTCTGGTGGAGCAGTACATGGTGCGCATCGAATCCGCCTCTACCTTTGAGAGCGGCGCGATGAACTGACGGTAACGCGGAGGGGGTCATCCCCCTCCGCATACCAAAAATGCAAGGAGGAATGAGCATGGCTGACAACAAGAAGCAGAGAACTCCGGAGGAGATGGAAAAGGCGCTGGCAGCAGCCAATGAGGCGCTGGCGCAGGCCAAGAAGGAGGCTGAGGATGCCAAGGAGGCCGCGAAAGCAGCCGAGGCCGTTATGCGCGGCATGGCGGCAGGGGAAGCCTCCGACGACGGCATGGTGCCGTTCTGGGCGTTCAAGGATGACGACCGGTACAAGGACGACATCGTGGTGGGCTGGAACGGCAAGGTGTACCGCATCCAGCGCGGCAAGCACGTCCGCATTCCCCGCGAGGTGTACAACATCATCCGCCGCTCTATGGCACAGGACGCGGCGACGGCGGAGATGCTGGAGCAGAAGAGCCGGGAATATGAGGCGGTCAAGGCGCAGCTGAATTGACAACTGCATACTACCGCGAGACACGAAAATGGCTGTGACACGGCGCAGCAAGGCAGGAGGGGCGCTTCCCTTTTGACTTGCTGCGCCGTCTTTCAGCAGAAAGGACGGGAAACATGGTAAGAACGATCCCGCTGAAAATACAGAATGAATACATCGCCGGTGACAAGATGCTGATCGGCGCGGCGGGAAGTCACAATGATGTGGTGCTGCGGATGGAGTTCTCCCCCATGTGGGAGGGACTGGCGAAAACGGTACAGTTCTGCGATGCGCTTGGCGAGAGCACCGTGGAGGTGCTGCTGGCTGCACAAATGCTGGAGAGCGGTACCACCAATGTCTACCTTGTGCCGGTGCCGAACGGGGCAAAAAAGTACGCGGGAGATATGGCGCTTGCCATCAAGGGGGCAGAGGCTTCCGGCGGCAAAGAGGCGCGGGCGACTACGGCGGTATACGGTACCTTTACGGTGGGCGAAAGCAAGTGGAGCGGCAGCGCAGAAACGGAACAGGATGTGCCGCCTACACAGGCAGCGCAGATGCAGACACAGATCGAAGCGATCATCGGAACGATAGCGGATGCACAATCCGCCGCCGAAGATGCCGAGAAAAGCAAAAATGCCGCCAAACAAAGTGAAATCAGCGCGGCATATAACGCCAATGCCGCAAGAGAAAGCGAAACGAAAGCGGCGGCAAGCGCGGAAAGCGCCAAACAAGATGCCGTTTCAGCCGGACAGTCCGCAGCAAAGGCGGAAAGCGCTGTGGGGAAATACCCGTATTTAGGCGGGGACGGATACTGGATGCTATGGGATCCGGAAAGCGGCAGCTTTTACAAAAGCAGCATCAGCGGAAAAGGAAAAACCGGCCCGAAGGGAGCCACCGGGCAACAGGGCATCCCCGGCAAGGACGGTGCGCCCGGCAAGGACGGTGCGCCCGGCAAGGACGGTGCGCCCGGCGAAAAGGGCGATACCGGCCCAGCTGGCGCAGTGGTAGAGGCGGATGGTATGTATGGTTTTCGGATCGATGAGACCGGACATCTGATCCTGTCTTATACGGGGAACGTACCGCCGAATCTCTCCATTAACAGCGCCGGTCATTTAATACTGACAGTGTAAGGAGGAACAGGAAATGCCTGAAATTGATTTGGGACTGGTGGTCGGCCCAGCTGGCGCGCAGGGCGCGACAGGCCCAGCCGGTGCAGAAGGAAAACAAGGCGAACGAGGGCTTCCCGGCAAGGACGGTGCGCCCGGTGCGCAGGGAGACCCCGGTGCTGACGGGAAAAGCGCATACGAAACGGCATCTGCCAGTGGCTATGTCGGCTCTGAGGCGCAGTTTGGGCGCGACCTTGCAGACGTACAAAACGCCGTCAAGTACAATGCCCCGCAAACCATGACCGACGCCCAGAAGGCGCAGGCTCGGTCAAACATCGGCGCACCAGCACCGTATACGGCTGGCGATGGTATCTCCATCAGCGACGGCGTCATCGCCACCAAAGTGCAGCCCTGCAACCGGAACCTGCTGGACAACTGGTATTTCGGTGCGCCGGTGAATCAGCGGGGCAAGACGGTGTACAGCGGTACAGGACTCACCGTGGACCGGTGGCAGGCGCGGTCAGCACAGTGCTACGCCACAGTGGGAAACGGAGTGCTGAAGCTGGAGGAGTCCGGCACCGGCACCCGCGTGTACTACCAGCAGAAGCTGGAGTGGCCGGTGACGGAGGTGGCAACGCTGTCTGTGCTGACGGGGCCGGTGATGGGCGCGTGCAGCGCCTACGTCATGACGGCGGCGGGGACAGACCCTGGCATCGGCATGACGCTGAAGGCCAATACGCTGAACGTACTGACGGTGAGCAGCAAGGACATCGGCGCGGTGGGCTTCGGCGTGCCGGACGACGGACGTATCGACCTGAGAGCAGTGAAGCTGGAGCTGGGCGGCGTATCCACGCTGGCCCATCAGGAGCCGGACGGCAGCTGGGCGGTGAACGAGATACCGGACTGGGCGGAGATGCTGTGGAAGTGCCAGCGGTACTTGCAGCTGTACACCACGGCGGCGGCGCGGCCCGGCAAGGCGGCGGACTGCCGCCCCGTCATGAGCGGGGAGCCGGTGCAGAGCACGCTGAGCATCGATGGCGTGATGTACTATGCCAACAGCATGGGCATATGAAGGGGTGAGGTGAAGTGGAACCATGGATGCAGCTGACGGCGGCGGTGCTGGGCTCGGCACTGGCGTCCTCCGGCCTGTGGGCACTGGTAGGCAGGCGGGCAGACAAGGACGATGCGGAGCGGAAGATGCTGGTGGGGCTTGCCCACGACCGCATCGTCCATCTGGGCATGGCCTACGTGGAGCGAGGGTACATCACCCAGGACGAATATGAGAATCTGCGGGTATACCTGTACGAGCCCTACGAAAAAATGGGGGGAAACGGCAGCGCCAGACGGGTAATGCTGGAAGTTGACAAGCTGCCCATACGGTGAGACAAAAATGGAACAGGCCGACAGGCCGGAAAGGAATTTGTTATGAAGCTGAACAACAAGGTATACGACATCCTCAAGTGGTTGGTCATCATCGTTATGCCCGCCGTGGCCACGCTGTACGCGGCGCTGGCGGCGGTGTGGGCGTGGCCCTATGCTGACGAGGTGGTGACCACCATCACCGCCGTGGACACGTTCCTCGGCGCTGTGCTGTGCATCAGCACGGCACAGTATCACAAGGACAACAAGCTGGAGGTGTGAACCATGCCGACGGTACAGGCTGTGGTGGCGCTGCTGGAGGGCGAGCGGGGGTATCTGGAAAAGAAGTCCAACGCCCAGCTGGACAGCAAGACCGCCAACGCGGGCTACAACAACTACACCAAGTATACGCGGGATATTGATGCGGCGGGCATCAATGACGCCAAGTATCAGGGACAGGCGTGGTGCTGCAGTCTGGCCATCTGGCCGGAGCTGCAGCTGGCCGGTGCGGCGGAGGTGCGCAAACGCTTCTTCCTGCCGCAGCCGTCCCAGTGCAAGGCGTACAACTGCCAGTGGCTGGCGGGATATTTCCGCAGTGCCGGTGCGTGGTACGCGGAGCCGCAGGTGGGAGACTTCATCTTCTTCCGCACGGCCCGGTACAGCTACGCCCATGTGGGCCGCGTGGTGGCCGTGGAGGACAGCACCGTGTATACCATCGAGGGCAACACCTCCGGTGCAAGCGGCGTGGTAGCCAACGGCGGCGGAGTGTGCCGCAAGTCGTACCAGCGGGGGTCGTGGAACATCGTGGGCTACGGTCGCCCCAAATGGGCCAGCGGCGAGCAGGAAGGCGGCGGAAAGAAGACCTGCTAAGAAAAGTCAAGTAGAAATTTTAACGTAGCGTTACTGGGAAATG